TGTTGCTGACCCATCTGAATCTTGTAATGAATCTTCTAATAAAGTTTGATCACCATTTTCCATAACAACAATATCACGGTCATCGGTTGTTTCTAAAATAAGATTGTATGATGATGATGCTGATACAGTTTCACCCACATCAAAACTAGCTGATAAACTATGAACTTGCATATGAAGATTAGCAGAGATAGTTGGTGCAACTTCATATCTAAAACCATGATCAAATATTTTTGCCCTTGTGATTTTACCTATGTTTGCTGAAACAGGAAAGACAGCACCACTAGAACCAGCAGAACTCGAAATTGTTAAAGTTGGTAGACTTGTGTAACCTGCACCTGCATTAGAAATATTAATTCTTGTAATATCATTTGTGTTAGAGTTTGTTGCTGATTCCATAACAACTGTTTTACCAGTTTCTAATAATATAATACCGTCTTCATCCAAATCTTGTTCTAAAGTAAAACCACCATTAACTACTGAAACAGTTCCTGCCAAACCCTCACCTTCTGCGTTTGTATTATCAACAACAAGAGCATCACCAACAGCATAACCACTACCACCTGTTTCTACAAAAACAGAATCAACTTTATCAGCACGAACTGTATCAACAACTACACTACCACGAACACCACCCTCTGTTCCTGAAACAGATAAAACATCACCTACACTATAATATCTACCACCATTATTCACAGTAGCTGCATTGATAATACTTTCAATAGCACAAGTAATCACAACCTCAGAATCTGTGTTGTCTGTACCTTTAATAAAAACTTGTCCTTGTAAATCTAAACCACTATTATCTTCTTGTATAATATCACCACTATCATCTTCTAATTCAATATTGTCTCCTGGTGATGTGAAAAAAGTGCCATTTACAGAATCTTTTTCTATAATTAAAGTTGTGACCTCTTGTCCACTAATTGTTTCTTTTGTGACTGTATCGACAACTGCTGTTGCTTCACCAATGACAGAATTACCAACGACTGTTTGTTGAGTAATTGTTTGACCAGCAAGATTAGCAGTATTACCGCCACTTGGTGAAACCAAAGTGACTTTCATTATTGTATCTACAGTCCAATCACCATCAGACACACGAAGCATATCTCTATTTGGATAATATATCTCAGGTGTTTCATTGAACAATGCCTGAAAGAATATCTTATTTGCATTAATACTACCTTTTGCATTATACAAATCATTAATACGTTTTGTAAATAATTTTTTATTTAAATTACTATCAAAAGTATTTGGTAATGTTTCTAAGAATTTATTTTTGAAACGAAGAAAGAAATCATCTAAAGAATCATCGATATCAATGTATTCTAATAAGTTTGTAATTGTTTCAGTTGGGTTGGCACGATACTTAACAATTGTTGCAGTGCCACCTGATGTTGAACCTGTAATTGTTTCACCTGTTATAAAACTTGTATTTGATGTGGTGTAAATTTTACCATTATCAGTATCTTCCGCAAGTATGACAGCAGTTTGACCTGATGTAGCACCAGTGATTGTTTCACCTTTAATGAACTCACCTTTTGCTGATGATTCGTCAATAACAAAATCACCTGCATCATTACCAAATTCATCAGAGGCATCTAACTGTAGAAAACTTGTGACTTCATCTTCTAATAATATCTGATCAATCGCACCGACATTGTTAACTGTGATTTGTGCTGATTCTAAAAAGGTATAATATTGTTTTACAAATTCTAAAAGTGCTGGACTTTGAGATTGTACAAATTCAGGCAGTTGCCTTGAAACAAGATTTGAGATTTTTTTATCATTAGTTGCCATCGGTCATTAATAACTCGTACTTGATGATGTGGTCGTTGTTGTTGATACTGTCACAGTAGAACTTGTACTTGAACCAGAAGACGTGGTTGTTGTGCCAGCATAATTACTTGCATTAGTTACATAACCAACACCAGAGTTTGATTCGTAATTATCAATTGACGCATCGATAGTGGCATTCGCAATATCAAGTTCAATGAGTTGTTGACGAACAGGAACAATATCATTTGAAGCAGGTTGTACCATAATTCGTATTTGTGTACTTGCAACATTATTAATATTTGATACACCAGCAATATTTAAACTATTTAATTTTACTTCACCAGTATCATAATCAATTGTGCCTTGACTTGCATTATTAATTGTTTTTGTATCACCAACAAAAGATACTAATTGAACATTACCATTACCATCATCTTCTACAAAAAACTCTGTAGTGCCTTGTCCGTTTAATGTAAAACCAGTTGATTCTAAAACTGAACTATGACCATCATGTGGGTGAAAGATTCCGTTGTTAAAATTAATTGTGTATGTTTCGTTTGTGTTTAAAGTTGGTGTTATAAATTGATACATTTTTAATCTTGTAATATTACCTAAAATAGAAGGATCAGCATCGTCAACTGCTTTTGCAAATTTTGAAAATCTAAAGATGCCACCAAACTGTTCTAAGTTTGTTGCACTAAAGTTTGTGATTGCAGTAGTGACAAGTGCCTCAATATCTGTATCTGCTTTTGCAGTTGCTTGAGTATTATATTTAATGAACACTTCTGGTTTAATAAAAGTTGTAACTGGATCAACTATCACAGGTATTACAGAACCAATATTAAATGTTCCTAAACTTTCTATAATGGATTTTTTTGAGGACTCTGTAAGTGTAATACCAGTTGTTGGTTTCAATGTAATAAACACACGACCATATGTTGGTGGGTTATTATCTTCACCACCCCACGCAGATATTGATTGAACATTAGGATAGATTGAACGAACTAATGCCTTGTAATCGTTTGTGGTGACAGCACGATTCTGTGCTGAAAATCTTTTTGGTGCATTAAACTTGATTGAATCAACTGATTCTAAATCTGAACCACCACCAGATGATGAAAGAGGTACAACTGTTATGTTTGTAAAACCACCAATTGAACTTGCATTGGTAAATGTTGATGCACCATTTGAATCTGGTCCGTTTGTTACAACATATTCTAAGGTAACAATATTTCCGTTTGCAACTGCTCTACCTAAAATACCATTACCAAATCGAACTTGATATTGTTGATCCTCTACTGCCTCTAAGTAATAAACATTTGATGTACCAGTTACACCTGTTATGTCTTCAGTCAATGTATAGGCAACTGTTGTTGAATCTGTCGAAGAAGTTTGAACTGTAACTTTTAAAGTTGATGTATCAGCACCTGTATTTTTAATTAAGAATCTTTGATTTGCATTTGATGTATCGACTGTATATTTGTTAGTGACTAAAGTACCTTCAAAAACTTTTGTACTTGCAAATTTGAAAATACCATTTGTTGGTGTAATCGATACTGCCGCATTTGTCACATAGTTATAAGATACACCATCAATCGTTGTTGTAAATGCAGTTCCTTTTGGCATTGTTAAAGAAGCACCTGTTGCATCATTCACTGTAATATCTAATTCAACAAATGGGGCACGTGCTGATCTTGCTGTATAACCAATGTGTTTCGCATGAGATACAACTGAGTTTCTTAAATCTGCCGAATCTAAAAACATTTCGTTGGCAAGCATATTTGCATAAATGGCATTGTAGTGTGTATTGTATGCAAGTAAATCTAACAGAACAGACATACCAGAACCCTCAAAATCATAATCTGTAAATTCATTCTGTTTAGATAAAAAGGTTTTTAAATTTGATTTTATTTGATCAAAATCTAATTCTGTTATGTCGGTGCGTTCAGCCATTATCGTAATCTTTCTAACATTGTTGTAAATGATACCAACTCACCTGGTATGTTCACAACATAAAAATTAATCGTTACTTCATATTCGTTGCGATCTATTCTTGGATTGGCATTCACACTTACCAATCTTGCACGAGGTTCAAAGTTATTGATGACCTCTGAAATTTGTTTTGTCAATAAACCAGCAGTCAGTGGTGTCATTGGTTCAAATAATATATCAGTCACATTTGATCCAATCTCTGGATGAAATGGTCTTTCGTAGTGATTTGTTAAAACTAAATTTTTGACACTTTGTTTTACTGCCTCAATATCTGTCTTTCTTGTAATATCCTTTGTGTTAGGATGTGGCGAAAAGATCAGATTTAAATCTTTGTATATACGAGCACTTCGGGAACTATTATTTGTTCTTGATGCATCGCTGCTGCCTGTCTGATAGATTGCCATTCAACTATTTATATGAAAACCTAAGATTTACAGACCGTTCACAAAAACATTCGAAGAACCAGAGTTCGCCGAGTTAGGTACGAAACTTCCATGACCACCAGTTGCATCACCTTTTCGATGAACACCTATATTATTGACAAACACATTTGTTGATGCACCAACAGCAGGATCGCCACAAGATGTCGAATCACCTTTACGAATTGTATTTGCATTGTTTGTCTTTACATTGGTAGAACCACCAGTGTATGCAGTTTGATGAAATGGGTTAGGGGTAGGACTTTCATGCCCTACATGTTTATCTAATCCTGATCGAACAACACCAGGCATTATTTACATTCGCAGTTGCCACAGTCACAAGAGGTACAAGAACCACCATTTGAACAATGACAGGCATGGTCACAATTTTTACAGATCATAAGAATATTTATAAGAGACCGCGACATAGTGTCGCAGCTAGGCATTTTTTGCTTGAATTGTTGGTGGTATTTGATATGGTATACACATGAACAAAAAGTATAAAACAGTTCGTTTAGCTGCGACAATATGTGCCAAAAATAATGCTATTTTATGCTTTACAAACGAAAGGAAATGTGGTATATTATAACCATGATAAACAAATATTACGAAGACGAAAACTTAGATGCTCTGTTAAAAGAGTATGATATCGAAGAACACGAAGAAGAAGTTGAGATTCCAACAAACGATGAAATCGAAGACTTAGAAATGTTTAACCAATAATCGAAAGGACCTACATTATGAAACTACAAGACTTACTACAAATTACAAACGCCATTAAATCAATGAACAACTCTGAACTCAATGCAGTTGTTGATGCTGTGAATCAAGCCAAACGAAGACAATCCGTTTTTTCTTCCGCCAATTTTTCAGTTGGTCAAAAAGTTATTTTTGGCAGAACACCTTCTGGACTACAACGTGTAGGTGTGATTCAAAAGATGAACCCTGCAAAAGCTGTTGTACAAGTTTATGATAATTCGAAAAAACGTGTACAAGACTGGAGAGTACCTTACTCGCTGATGAAAGGAGTTGCATAATGATTAGAGTAGA